AGGACGTTGACAGCAGTCAACACCGTGTCATCGAAGGTATCCAACGGGTCCGTGAGGCTCCCGGGCGTCGAACACGACCCGGCGAGGTGGAAGATCACATCAGCGTCAGAGAAGGCGATAGGTCGGCGTGAAAGGTCCCAGCCCGTCTTCCGGTCGGCCGTGTCTACGTCGTGGCCCCACTCTCGAAGCGTCTCCACCAGATGCGAACCCACGAACCCGGCGGAGCCGGTAACGAGCGTCCTCATCGATCCGCCCTGAGCCAACCGCCAAAATCGGTGGTGAGGCCATACGGCTGGAGGTGGTGGCGGGAGAACCGCGATCCCTTCTCGGTGGCGAGAAACGCCTCAATGGCGGGCTGCACGCCACCGCGATAGCGTGGCAACTTCACTTCCTGCTCATCGACCACGCCATCCTCAACGACGAACCAGCAGCCGGGGCTGACGAGATCCGCGAAGCCATTGAGTGCGGCTTCGGTACTGGCAAACGAATGCTGGGAGTCCTCACTGATCATCACCCTGCGCCCGGCAACGAGGTCCGTGATCGCCTTCCAGACAAGAGGGTCCTTCACGTCGCCCTGAAGAAACTGAATGCGCCGGTCGAAGATCCCGGTTCGGATCTTCGCGATGTCGAGGCTGATGACGGAGGCCGTGGTGGCCCGCCAGTCGCGCTGGACCAAGGTGGTCAATTGGTCCGCGAACCAGATGGCGCTCCCGCCATCGAAGGAACCGAGTTCCACGATCACCTCTGGCGCGGAGTCCTCGATGATGTGCTGGTAGGTCCGCAGATCCTCGGGCATCTTGGCGAGCACCCGACCCTTGTATGCGTCGTTGGTGTGTACCTCGAGGCGCTGCTTCCAGAAGTCCCGCAGTGGGGCATCGAGCGAGTACTCGATATTGGGCGGAATGATCATAGGATGGACCGGAAGTACTCGACGCTCAACCTGACGCCCTGCTCGAGCGGTAGGAGTTCGACCCCGTCGGGAAAGAGCGGAGCAAGCGTACGCGGATCACCGAGCACCACGGACCCAGCATCTTCGCCGGGGCGCATCGGGAGATGGATGATGTCGACGGGAGCCTCACCAGTGGCATCCGCTGCCTCCGCGACCACGAGGGCGGCGATATCGCTCACGCTCGTACGTCTGCCCGTACCTGCCTCGAACGTCCCGCTCGCTCCATCGCGGTTCGTCTTCTCCAGCGCAGCGACGAGGATCTTGGCGACATCACCAACGTAGATCATGTCCATGATCTGGGAGCCGTCACCGTAGATCTCGATGGGCTCACAGGTCAGGGCGCGGCAAGCAAAGGAGGGCATGATCTTGCGGACCTTGGATGGCCCGAAGGGGGCAGCGGCCGTCTGGCGAGGCCCGTAGGCGTTCAGGGCGCGGACGATGCTCATCCTGCTGCCCCTGAAGCGCGTGAACATGTCGACGAACCGCTCGACAGTGTTCTTGGTGATCGAGTAGGTGTTGTTCATCCAGTAGTTGCCGACCGCGATGTTGACGAGCGGCACGTCGTACTGGGCGCATGCCTCGAGGACGTTCAGCCCCCCAAGGATGTTCGTCTCCGCCGCAGGGCGAGGGTTCTGGATCGTCTCCTGTGTTCCAAGTACCCCAGCCAAGTGGATGACGCCGTCAGCGTGGGCGATGGCTTCGGTGACGCTGGTAGCGTCTCGAATGTCTCCAAGGACGAGTTCAGCCCCCGGAGCAGGTTCTCGGTATCGAGTGTCAAGGACAGCGACACGGTATTCGCGGCCAAGGAGTTCCTCCACGACGTAGCGACCGATGAAGCCATTTCCGCCGGTTACCAGAACCGTTTCCACGTTCCCTCCCAAAAGGATGAGGATGAGGAGCGGGGGGGCCGGTAGGGCACTCAACCCCCCCGCTGGGACAGTGTTCTACGCCTCGTCGTACGAGTAGTTCACCGTTTGCTGCGTCCAGTTACCCGGCCCAGCGGTGGCCCCAACGGCCAACTGAAGAGCGAGGTAGCGGGTGTAGGAACCGGTGTCCGTCAACCAGTACTTGCCGTCGTCCCAGACGGCCTTGTTGCCGGAGGTGTAGGTCGTCGCCACGGCGTTGGCGACGGTGGAGGTGGCGGTGGTGCCCTGCTGGTACGTCACAAAGGCCCCGGTGAAGAACAGCGTCGTGGTCGTGTCCACAGTGCTGTTGAACCACACCTTGAAGGACTGGACGTAGTTCGCGGGGGTGGCGGTGATCTTGAGGCGGACCCACTTCTCATACGAGTTGGTTCCGACCGTGATCGGGTTGGCCTGCCGGTTGGGCAGCGTGTTGGTGGCGTTGTCAGCGGACTCGAGGTCGATGCCAGTCACCGAGTCGGTGACGCTCGGACCCGCTCCCGTCGAAACGCTCAGAACGAGTGTTGCGGCCATTCAATGTCTCCTTGACGCTTGGCCCTAGTCCGACGAAGACGAGGGGGAAGTCTTGGGTTTCGACTGTCCCGTCTCGGCGGTGGGCTGCTTGTTGTCGATACTCACCTCACGCGCCGACGGGAGGTCGTCAAGGACGACAACACCCAGCGGCGTGTTAGCCATGAGTTTGTTGTACGGGTTCTCGGGATCGTTGGGATCCCCAATCGGAGGACGCCCCTCATCAACACGCGCCTCGTTCACTGGCTTCCAAGGCATGCCCGCGAGTGCCAACTTGTTGATGTTGGCGTTTGACATGGACTCCTTGATATTCAGCCTCGTGAAACGGAAGGCGAGGTTGTTCTTGGTCCCCCCGAAGGAGTCGTCCCAGACGATCTCTCGAGTGAGGTAGTCCTGTACCAGAGCGAGCAGAGGACGGAGGCCGCGATCTTCGGTCATCTCCATCTGTGTCTCTGACGTCGACCTATTGATATCGAAGGTCAGGCCAAGGTCTTGGGGAGAGATGCCGTAAACGGCGGCAATCTTCCTAACCAAGTACATCAGCCATTCCTGATACTGCATCTCTCGGTTGGAGCCACGGAAGGGGACGAATTTCGCCCCCTTGGTTCCGCCGATGAAGGCCATCGCACCCTTGCCCGCGACTTCCGAGAGCCAGTACGACTGGAACTTCTCGATCTGCTCCGGGCGGGCGCTCTCACCAAGGTCCAGAAGACCGTCTGGAGCGGCATTGGTGACCTGACGGGTGTTGTACAGCGAGCCGTTGATCTCGGCATCGAGGGCCATCTTGAGCGTCTCCAGAGGAGACAGGCCCATCACTGAGTAGGTGCGGGGGTTTGCCATGATGTAGACGAGGTCGGAGTTCCTGAAGGGAACCTCGTACTGGGGAGTCGGCACCCACCAGTAGCGGGGCTCATCGGGCTCGCCGTCCCAGACCGTGGAGATCTTGATCTTGGCCCCGTCGACGGCATGGAGGGCGGCAATCCCTCCGCCGAGGTTCCGCTCCTTCTCGACGACCCCGGCGTCGAGGACGAGGATGTCCTCGAGGATCGGCTCGACCCACGACCGGAATGACTCAACGGCCGCGTTTGGGCGCTGGAAGAGGTCTCGGAGTTCGTTCTGCATCGACGTGTTGAAGGGCTTGGTCGTATCGAAGGCGACAACGTCCCATTCCGCAGAACTGACCTGCGCCTTGCGGATATTGACCGCAGCCCTCACCCACTCGGAATGTTCCGCCCAGTTGCGGAACAGGGCCCCAGACGACTTCCCAACCCGGCCTCGCTCCTGAAAGACGAGCGTGGAACTGCCCGGAGGGAGGTTCTTGGGCGATGTTCGGTAGGACCGGGTCAGCAGGTTGGAAATGACGCCCATCAGCGTTGCTCCCGAAAGTGCGCTGCAAGGACGTGGTCCTGCTGGGCGTTGATGAACTCCGCCTCGACCTTCTTGTTGGCCTCCACCATGGACTCATCGTACGTTAGCCGATGGGTCTCGATCCCAGAGAAGAGATTGGCGATATAGGCAGGCACGCGGCGCTTGCCATCGCGAAAGACCATCTCAATGAGATCAGGCGGCTCGATCATCGCTTGAGGCTCCCATAGAAGAAATCAGTACCGCCAAGGTCCATGCTATACCCCAAGGCATCAACGAAATCGTCGTGGCCCTTGGGGAAGGACAGCAATTCGGTCTCGAACGAGGATCCACGCAGGCTGACGTGGTGATGCACCTTGCGTCCCTCGTATTTCGCAGCCACGGCCCTCGCCCGTGTCACCTTGTCGACGTCGGCCTTCTTTCCCTCCACCGGGATCTTGGGATACGTCTCCATGACCTCTTGGATCAGGGTGGACTGGAATTGCTGACTTTCCACGATGACGAGGCCGATATTGGGGTACGCCAGCCAACCGTCGTAGATGAATTCGGCGTGGTGGCTCTCTCGCTTGTCCCGATAGGCGGAAAGGACGTAAAAGTCGCCCGTATCGAGATCTTCGGC